CTACGAGACTGCGCCAACCAGAAACCCTGGTGACAAAGAGAGGGGGGCTTACTCAAACGTATGCTCATCCAATCCCAAACCGCCTCCTGAAACGCAAGGAGCGTGCCAACATTGTCATGCTGAACGGGTTAGTACGGAAAAGGATGCTGATCTCCTACTAGGCAGGGAGTTTCCGCCCTGTTTTTCAATCGGGGATCGAGCCTACGCATTTCAGCGTGGTCCCACCTCACTCTCTTCATCACCCCCACCGGTACGCAGGCGTACCATTTCTGGCCAAGGGACCACTTCCCAAGTTAATCGTCTTCAAACACTGAGGAGCCATAAGCGGCAAGCTCCTTCAAGACGATATCTTCTCTTAAGCTAACGTAATCTACAGGTAGAAAACGCAGCTCCTCCTCCCTACGCGCCGGCTCCACTTTAAGAGCCGCCAGCTTTCCAAGGAAAGTCAGCCGGGACCAGGGCTTTTTTGCCCTGTACGCGTAGGTCCGACGTACCGAACCCACCGACGGGTTAAATACGTCTCTCTTCTTTCCTCCCTCCCGACCTGTAGCCCACTGATGCAGGAACAGAGCTACTTGCTCATCGGGATCTAGTCGTCTCCGGACGCCTAGAAGCAATGTGGAAGGCACGTTGGGTGCTTCCGGAAGACAGGTAAAGTTCCTGTTCCACATTGACCTACCTCGCTCGAAAGCCACGTAGGACTTCGGATTCAACCGAAGCTGGGAGGGAAGAAATCCCCATTTCTTACCGATCCGAGACCGAATAAAAGCATCGGTCCAGGCAACGCTGCCGGCGACCGCCTTAGCGGCGTGCTGCATCCCGGCATAATCAGTAAGAAAACCACCTCTCCGCAAGTTGCGAATCTCACGCCACTTGCCCCCTCTGCCTCTAAGGAACCCGGTCGAGTTGATCTCAGCTACGGTTCCGGATCGAATAGTCTTCAGATCATTTAACAAGTACCCGCTGGGGTAATCTGAGGCTTCGAGAAAACGGTTAGACGACACAAGGGTGTCATCACCGTTTACGAGGACATTGCCCTCTTCCCCGCGCAGCGCCCAACGCGCTGCCAAGTATGAGTGAAGGCAAAGGAGGGGAAAGGAGAGGTAGCTCCCCATCATCTGTCCGTGCGATACTTCCTTCTCCTCTCCGGCGCAATCAACCAATGGCCGGAGTGACTGAAACGCCCGCAAGCGAATCGGTCCTGGAATACGACTCTTACGAAGTAAAGAGCCAAGTATCGCCTCTGTCACACCAAGTGACAGGTTGTCTGTGGCGCTCACCAGATCTACCGAGGTCTGGCAAGGGTAAACACAGGCAGATGATATCTTCTTCTCCGTAGGTGGTCCGACAAGGCGCCATGACTGGCGCATAAGATGCGAGTCAAGACATTTGTGCAAGGGTGCTAGTACTTCGGTGGTCTCGTCATAGATGACGAGAGGCCTGCACTTACCAGCACTCATGACTTCCTTGTACCGGGCCCTGACAGGCTGATCGATCGGAACTGATCGGCCTGTAAGGCACTGCCTACGGAACTCCTTCCCGTTTCCACACCAGTGGAGGTCAGCACGAGGGCTGTTCATCCTGGCGGAAGCGTTGGGCACATGACGCCAAACAAAATCGTCATAGTCCCGATCCCAATCATACGGGAAGAGTTTAGAAACTTCAGACCTCACGAACTGAAGATAATCTGAAGAAGGAGGAGGGGGTGTAGAGAACGCGTTCTGCTCCCAAGCAGGACGCGCGGATGGTGTATGCTGCCTGCAGCCTTGAGGAAGGCTGCGTTTAATTGAAGAGACGGAATGGGCAAACTCCCATCTCTCGTGCTTCAGCATACGCATCAGGGGAAGAAGACCGTCGCTGTCCCTACGAAGAGACTGTTTCCTAGGAAACACGACAGCGGCCCTTTTCCTACCCTGAAGGAGGAGGTAAGAGAGATACTTGCTTAATTCCTTAGGCCCGAGATCAGGCAGTTCGCTCCCGGGTATCCGGTAACGAATCCTAATAAGTCTCAAGCCATTGGAAATGGTCTCTCTTGTGTCGCAAGCGCTGCGAAAGCAGCCGCGACACGTTTGAGCCTCGGAACCAGTGTTGGGTTTAACCGAGGCAGCGGTGCACGTTGTACGTAAACGTGTGCCAGACCTTGTCATGGTAATGCTTGATAGCAGCCAGGTGACAGGGGGATCCTTTAACGG